AGAATTTATCCTTAAGCCCATTAGACGCCAGTACGCCGCCAAGAGATCCAGTTAAGAAAATGGCCAGCGTTTTGAGTAAGTCGATAAAAGCTGCGTCATTAGGAGCTTGAGCCGATACTGGTTGAGTCACAAAAATCAAAGCGTAGGTAATTCCTAAAGTTACAATCAAGAAAACAACCGAAAGAGTCATGCCAATAAATAAAATCAACCGGGCTTTAATATCCTCTGGCGATAAGCGCCGTTGATACCTAGGGCGATTTTGGTTGTGGCTTAATAATGTCTCCAAGTAAGTCCTCTGTGCAGACGCCTTGCGCTTCACACCTTGGTCGTTGACATTCATCATTCTCCCAATTTTCAAACTCTTGGCATGGATAGCGTGTATAGCCCTGATAACCGCAAGCAGACAGCGCCAGCAAAAGGCACAATGCCAGCGCTGCCGCTTGCAATTTCAAAATCACTTGCGGCCATAAACCGTATCTTTAGGATTTAACCAGCGCATAAGTACCGGCACGACAGCTGCAAGACCAGCGGACAAAATCGCTTTAGGATCTGTCACACCTGCCATATAAACTGCAAGACTTGCAGCAATAAATGATCGAGCATAACTGGCAAGCATAGGCTTTAATTCGTTCATTTTTTCTCCTTGACAGCCGTTTTCGGCAGCTGTACTACAGGAAATTCTCCAGCATATTCGGCAAATTTTGGCCTACCGAAACCAACAATCTCTTTGCCTAAAAAGCGCTGTTTGATCATAACCATGCCGCCATTGCGCTGATCGCCAGTGCCAGAAGTGTTGCCTTCAACGCAAAACACGCTGATTTTGCCAACCTTGACCACAATCCCAATGTGACTTATTCGATCGACGCCGTCATGCGGAAAGTCCATAAAGCATAGATCGCCTAACTTTGGGACTGTGTGCCAACGTCCTAGATTTTTCATTCTTTCAGCACCGGCGGCTGTGCTGACCATGTTTGAGATTTTGACGCCAGCTTCATTTGCGCACCAATTGACAAAAGAACCGCACCAAGGCAAGCCGTCGGCCTTTGTAAATTTACCGTATTTGGTGAGGTTGTCGCCTTCCTCAATTGTGCCCACTTCTGCAAGTGCAACCTCAATCAAAGCTGCGGCGGTGTCTTTAGGATAATTCAATTTCATGCTCCGCGTTTGTGCATTCCCAACGTTTTAAATCATTCAATAACAATTCATTATGACCACAATTTGGCATTGGCGCAATAAAAGCATTGTCTATTGGATCATAGGTATAACCAATTCCTGCGTAGTTATAGCGGATCTTGGCATTGTAAGAAGTACGAATGCACTTCTGACCTCTGAAATTACCGTACCAAGTTTCAGGCTTTAAACCTTCGATAAGTTCAGTTTCGTCGATGCCAGTAATAACTTCAGTCACTACATTGTTTTCATCTAAGAACGCGTAATGAGCCATTATGTCCAACTCACATTTCCTGTGCCAGCAGTAATAATGGCGCGCTTATAGCCGCCACTTGCTGAAGTTTCAGTTCCAGTTAATCCTGCACCGATGCTAATAGTTTTAGTAGCTGCGTAACGCAAAATAACAACACCTGAGCCACCCGCAGCGCCATAACCTTGCGTACCAGCGTTAGCGCCTGAGCCGCCACCGCCGCCTGTGTTTACATCTCCAGCAGTTCCATTACCTGTGCCGCTTGTAGGTCCGCCTGCCCCGCCACCGTCTGATGCAGTTCCTACGATTGAACCTTGAGTTGTGGCTGCAGCGGCACCACCGCCGCCACGAGATACTGCTGATCCAGTAATTGAATTAGATAAACCTGACCCGCCATTACCAGAATTGTTAGCGTTAGCCGCTGTTCCTGCTGAGTTAGCGCCGCCACCACCACCGCCGCCAAATTTGCTTACGGCAGAACCCGCACCGCCTGTATAACCTTGATTTGCAGTACCAGCGCCAAAAGTCGCTGCATAAGTTCCACCGCCGCCTGAGCCGCCTGTGTTTGCTGCCGTAGTATCTGATCCACCATAACCGCCGCCTGTTGATGTTATAGACGAGAATACGGAATTAGATCCATTAGTCATGCTTGCTGGTGTTCCACCTGTACCACCTGCGCCAACGGTTACTGTTAAAGAAACACCATTTCCAACACTCAACGCGGTTTCTGTAGTTCCACCGCCGCCAGTAGTTCCAACGGTTGTGCGATAACCTCCTGCACCGCCACCACCGCCTGCTAAACCACCACCGCCACCACCGCCTGCAATGACAAGGTAGTCGACGCTAAAAACACGCGGATAATTTTGAGAAGCCACAATTCCTAAAATTGGAGACATTAGCTCAGGTCGCCCACCACTGTAAACACATTGCTAGCTGTGCAAATAATTGTGCAGGCAGAATATCGAGCGCGTAAAATTGGCGCAGCTGCAGTTGCTCCTGTTGAAGTAATTGTTACGCCAGCACCAGCGACAAATGAAGTCAAGCCGACTCCAATTGATTGCACGTTTATTTGGTTACCGGCAGAAAAGACAGAAGGTGGGATTGTTACTGTGACCGCGGCAGCATTTGAAGTCGTGACAAGCTTTGCAACGTCAGCTGCAACAAGTGTGTAAGTAGTTCCTGTTTGCGCGTTAAATGACAAAGTTGTATCGTCTTGCTCGATCCAAGCAAAATCCATATTTGTGTTTGAAGCTTTGGACAATACCTGACCAGTTGTGCCGCCCAGTAAATCCTGCATAGATGTATCTACACCTTGGCCAAAGACATTAAAGTCCGCCGGTAAGTCAGTCACCAAATCGGTTGCGGTGGGCATGACCCAGCCAAAATATGTTGTTGGATTAGCCATTTATTTTCCTTTCAGGTTATGACACGATTGTCGCATATTGCCATTGTAAAATTGGAGACACGCTTGACCAAGTTTCGGTAATTGGTACGTCATTCCAGCGCATGGCTTGCAGTGAATAAGCCAATGGCGACATAAGCAGCGTGATTGCTAGCTCGTTATAGCTGGCGCGAAAGGTAAAGCCCTCGACAAAGCCTTGAAATATGCCACCGGCCATATTTGGTGGCAAGTCATTTAAAGCTATTGGCTGACCCATAAACACGTTAATAAGGCTGTTTCGGTCGGCATTGTCTAGCTCTGGATTTGTCAGCGCAAAAGTTATCTGCTCAAAGATTGGCTGAGGATAAGCTCTCAGTGCCAAATAAAAGGCGGCTTGATCCTCGGCGTCCGCTTTATGTCTTATCGTTGTATTTATGATTTGAGCTAGTGTTCCATACGTGTAAATTGAAGTTTCGTCTGTATCGCTGACTTCATTTTGGCTATTTTGACCATATTTAATTGTCACGTTATTTCGGACGTCGCCTGCTCTAGTCTTAATCGTTATGCCACGCCCTAAAGCATGATTCGCAGTTAAATCTGTGTAGCCATTGGCAGCTAGATAAACGGTTCTGTGAGTTGAGTCAGCGTAACCAATAAGCCCATTTGCGTCCTCATAAATATAACCAAGACCAGAAGTCGCCAGAGTTGCAACAAGATCATAAATAACTGTGCGTGATGATGAGCGTTGCGCAAGCTCATAATTGCCCGGCGTATCTATTTCGCCCAGTCCTGTATTTTCTGCCGTCGCCCAAGTCACTGTCGGGTCATAATCTTGCCAAGTTTCGGCAGCTGGCACTTGCTGCCATTGAGCAAATAAGACTTCCCGCAAAATTGTTTCAATTTGATTGCCTTCAAAATCATGTGACAAGACTCCGTTTGTAAGCGCCTTTTGCAGCCTTGCCAGAGCGCCCAAGGCAGTAATTGTCACCTCTTGCGTGTACGCCGTCGAGCCGACCTCTGAGACGCTTACAGATATGTCCACAATTGAGCCGCCAAAAATTGGCCTGTACACAGCTGAGGTGTCTTGCACTTCTACGGATAAGGTGTCATTTATTTCGTAGTTAATAGCAGCTTGATTAAAGACAATTAAGGTGATCGAGCAATAACCTGCTTGAGCTTGTTCGTAGATATTTGTGCGTCCAGAGGTAATGTTTAAGCTGGCAAGCACCGAATCAGTGACGTCAACGCCAGCAACCTTTACACGCCAGACTGGCGACCACTGGGTCATACGGTTGCGACAAGCTGGTTTGCGCCGCCTGTTCCTCTATAAAAAGAGTTGTTTAAAGTGTTGACAATTGTGCGGGCTGTGCCTTCTGAGTCAATAGCGCCGTTGACCGTCAAATTTATAGTTGAGCCTGCGCCGCTACCGCTTACATTTGAAGTCACAGCGTTTGATGTTACGGCTGTTTTTGCTACGTTGGCAACAACGGCTTTTGGAATGGTTGGAATTGTAATTGTTGGAATAGGTGTTGTATTTACATTTGGGCTTGGAATGCTTGATCCAAGTACGCCTGAAATGCTGCTAAATGATCCGCCCGATTGGACGTTACCAGCTGAGACAGGTTTTAGATCAGGCAAGCCAAGGTTGACCGCGTTGTAAGCCTTAATCAAAAAGTTAATTCCGTCGATCGTTCCTTGGATCAATTTATTTATGACACTGATAACTGATCCAATAACGCCCACTACTGCTCCGGCAATCTTGCCTACCGTCTGCAAAGCGCCGCCTAATACTGTAACAAGTACTGGCACAACGTAGGTTTGGATAAACTCGATAAATAAAATAAATGACTCTTTGTTGTCGTCAATGGCTTTTGTAATTGGTTTAAAAAAGTCTGCAAATTTGCCCAATGCTGGCACTACTTTGTTGACAACAAATTCAACCAGCTGTTGAATAATTGGAAGCAATTGCGCTCCGACTGATTCTTTTGCTTCGTCAAATGTAACCTTAAGCCTTTGCATTCGGCCAGCAAATGTCTCTGAGTTAGCCGCAGCTGCACCACCAAATAAATCTGACAGTTTTGTCTGTACGTCCGTAAATGACATTGCCTTTAGCTCAGCGGCAGATAAGCCAATTCCTAATTTGCCAAGAGAGGCAGTGTTGCCGTCGTAAGCTTTGCCAAGCGCGTTCGCTACTGAGTCCAGACCTTTGCCCGTTGCCTGGCTAATATCCAAAGCAAGGTTTAAAAGATCCTGAGCCTTCGTGACGTCATTTGTTGAAAGCGACAAACGCTGCAACGCTGGACGCAACTGGTCATCTGCCACGCCTGTTGCCAGCGATGTTTTAAGAATTTGTTTTTCAACAGAGGCAATCATTTCATTTGTTGCGCCAGTAGCATTTTTTAAAGCTGTGGCAAGTCTTACCTGTGCAGCTTCGTCCTCGATCGCGGCTTTTACTCCGTCAACAGCAAGTTTTACAGCGTAAGCACCGGCGGCAGCTGCGGCTGCGGCAAAAGCAAGCCCAGCCTTTTTGCTAAATTCTCCAAGCTTACTACTGGAATTTTC